ATCAATGCCGAGTTCACCCAACATATTAATCTGAAAAATTCCGTAGGAACTGTCTCCAGTTTTCCTGTTACCATTGTAAGCCATAGGTCTAGAATTAGATTCTGACTTAGCAATAGCCCAAGCCTGTTTAAGGGCTTTTCCTTCAAAACCAACAGCTGATAGGAGTTCTTTTAGTTCTCCGTCTGTCAGCATCTCAGAAGGCTTGTACACAGTAGTGCTGTACTTCTCTAAGGTTTCTTTCTTTAGTTGTACTGTTGATTTAGGTGTTTCCACCTGCAATGCTTGTGTAACTGTTGGTCCAGGCTGGACAGTAAATAAAAATAATGTTATCATTCCTATATACGACCAGTTATGAGCAACATCACTCAAGCGCTGTTTTATATTCTCCATTGGCATTTCCTCCTTTAGAGATAACGAACTATAATAATAACATTACTTGACAGTAGCTGTCAAGTTAGTCAACCAGAAAGAAATACATGAACATATCTCTTTATACGCCAAGATCAGGATTAAATCCTGCTGTAGGCTTTGGATATGCTTCACAACATATAGTTAAATCATTACAACAATTAGGTCATACAGTAACTTGGTCAAATCCAAAAGCTCCAGTACAAATAAACTTTACTCAGCCTCATTTATATAAATTACATAAAGGCCAATATCAAATTGGATATACTCCTTGGGAGTCTACTGGTATGCGACCAGATTGGGTAGATAGATTTAATTTATGCGACGAAGTTTGGGCTACATCAACTTGGAACTCAGAAGTATTTAAAGAAAACGGCGTTAATAAAGACATAAAAGTTTATCCTCATGGTATTGAAGATGTGTGGAAACCAAAGCGAAGAGTCGTTAAAGATGTTTTCAAGTTTTTGCATATTGGAGAGCCTTCGCCAAGAAAAGATGGGCAACTGGTTTTAGATACCTTTATTAAAATGTTCGGTAATGATCCAAAATATCATTTAACCATTAAAGCTCATTTAACAACTTCAATTAGAATTTATGATAAAGATGGAAACCTTGTTTCTCCATCTTCCGTATATAGCAATATAACTATAATTACAGACGAATATAATATAAATGAATTGGTAAGCCTTTATCATAGACACCACGTTCTTATCTATCCTACTTGGGGAGAAGGCTTTGGATTTATTCCTCTACAAGCACTTGCATCAGGCATGCCAACAATAACAACTTATCCATGGGCGGAGTATAAAGAGTTTATTGGACCCCTCGCATTAAAGTCTAGACTCACAGATGAGACTCTTCCAAAAGCAGTAGGTGATCCTCATATTGGTAAAATGTTTAAACCAGATGCAAAACATTTAGAGGATTTAATGTATGATTCCGTTATAAACTTTAAAGCATATTCAGGTTACTATTTTGCTCAGTCGACTAGGATACATGAAAAGTATAACTGGATTAAGTTGACCAAGAATGCTTTTAGCGATTTAGATAAAAAGTTTTCTTAGCCCTTCCCCTTTTAATTAAACTTTGGTAGAATTGAGCTTCAACTAAAAAATCATATACCGCAAGGCGGAGAAAAGGTGTCATTTAAAAATGTCAAAAACTATTGAAAACCCATACGAAAACTTTATTGCTTTATCTAGATATGCACGATGGATCCCAGAGGATAACCGTCGTGAGACATGGGGAGAAACAGTAGATAGATACTTTGATTTTATGCTAAATCACCTTTTTAAAGAATACTCATATGAGCCAGAATCAAAACTAGTTGAAGAACTTAAGTCTTCAGTGTTTAACAGAAATGTTATGCCATCAATGAGATCTGTAATGACTGCAGGTGCAGCGCTAGATAGAGATCATGTTGCAGGATACAACTGTTCATTTGTGCCAGTAGATAATCCAAGATCATTTGATGAAACAATGTATATTCTTATGTGTGGCACAGGTGTTGGCTTTTCTGTTGAGTACAAGTATGTTAATAAACTTCCTGCAGTGCCAGAATCATTTGAAAAGTCCGATACAGTAATCGTTGTAGAAGATTCTAAGCAAGGTTGGGCAAAATCATACCGTGAACTACTGGCACTACTTTGGTCTGGACAAATTCCAGCAATTGATGTATCTAAGGTTCGCCCTGCAGGCGCAAGACTTAAAACAATGGGTGGCAGATCATCTGGTCCACAACCATTAGTTAATTTATTTGATTTTACTATTGCAAAGTTTAAGTCAGCAGCAGGACGCCAGCTGAAACCTATTGAAGCTCATGACATCATGTGCAAAATTGGAGAAGTAGTTGTAGTCGGAGGAGTTCGTCGCTCAGCAATGATTTCTCTTTCTAATATTAATGATATTGAAATGGCTGCAGCAAAGTCTGGTAATTGGTGGGAGAATAACACACAACGTGCATTGTCAAATAATTCTGTTGCGTATTCACGCAAGCCAGATATGGAGCAGTTTATTGCAGAATGGAAATCTTTGTATGACTCAAAGTCAGGAGAACGAGGTATATACAATGTGGCCGCAGCTCAGGCCCAAGCAGCTAAGTATGGAAGAAGAGATCCAGATATTCACTACGGAACTAACCCGTGCTCAGAGATTATTCTACGTCCTTACCAGTTTTGTAATCTTTCAGAAGTCGTATTACGTGAAAATGATACAAAGAAAGATATCGAACGTAAGGTTCAATTAGCTACAATCCTTGGTACATGGCAGTCTACTCTTACAGACTTTAAGTACCTACGTAAAATCTGGAAAGATAACACAGAAGAAGAGCGTCTGCTAGGAGTATCTTTAACTGGACAATTTGGACATAAGTTTATGTCAGGCAAAGAAGATTTAGTTTCCCTAGAAGCATTCTTGATGACCCTTAGAGAATCAGCAAGAGCAAAGAATAAAGATGAGGCTGGGAAAATTGGGATTCCTGAGTCTGCCGCTATTACTTGTGTAAAGCCATCTGGAACAGTATCTCAATTGGTCGGGGTATCTTCAGGAATGCATGCATGGCATTCTCCATATTACATTCGTACAGTACGTGGTTCAAAGGGAGATCCTATTTCTACATTTTTGAAAGAAGTTGGAATTCCAGTAGAAGACGACGTAATGAAGCCAAACGAAACTTACGTATTCTCGTTTCCAGTAAAGGCACCAGAAGGTGCAATTGTTAGAAATGATTTAACAGCTATTGAACACCTAAACATTTGGTTAGTTTATCAACGTGCATGGTGTGAGCATAAGCCGTCTATTACAGTTTCTGTAAAAGAAGATGAGTGGATGGAAGTTGGAGCATGGGTCTATAAGCATTTTGACGAAGTCTCTGGAATTTCATTCCTGCCACATTCTGACCACTCATACAAGCAGGCTCCATACCAAGAAGTTAGCAAAGAAGACTACGAAGCACTTGTTGCAAAGATGCCAAAAGAAATTCGTTGGGAAGATTTGTCTTTTTATGAAACAGAGGATGGAACTTCTACAAACGCCACGCTTGCCTGCAGTTCAGACGGTAATTGCGAGCTTGTAGACATTTCTGCCTAAACGGTATATAATAAATATTGGGGGAAACCCCAAAATTCCTGGGCACAATGCCCAGAAATAGGAGGATCTAATGAAAAAAGATCTAAACAATGATGGAAAGGTAACCATGCAAGAGAAAATTCTAGCAGCGTTAGCAAGTTATGGTCGTCACTTTTTGGGTGCAGCCATTGCTCTTTACATGACTGGAAATACTGACCCAGGAGACTTAATCAAGGGTGGTATTGCGGCTTGTCTACCAGTTATTTTGAAGGCACTTAATCCAAATGAAAGCTCATTTGGCTTTACAAAGAAGTAAAATTAAGAAAGTAATTAGGACGGCTCCTGTGCTAAAATAAGCATAGGAGTCTTCCTATTAGGAGAGAAATGTCAGCCCAAAAAAACTTTCAAGTTGATCAAAACACAACCTTCAGGTTTGTTGTTGAATATAAAGATAGCCAAGACAATCCTATTAATCTGACTGGATCTTCTGCAAAAATGCAGGTAAGAGATGGAACATCTGCTTCTAAGCTAGCAGCAACTTTAACATCACCATTGGGTGGAATTGTGATAGACCCTCTTTTGGGCAAGATAACAGTCACCATGACGCCAACTCAAACAAATAAATTATTTTATCCAAAGTCTGCTTACGATTTAATCTTGGTAGACAGCAATTCAAACAGAATAAAAATTATTGAGGGATTTTTAACCCTTAATAAAACGGTGACTATCTAATGCCAACTAATAACAGTAATAATATCGTAGTAACCGAAGAAGTTCACAAGGTCGTAGTTCCTAATGTTGGAATTCAAGGACCTAGAGGAAAGAGCATACTCAACGGTCTTGGAGAGCCCGCAGCCAATTTTGGTGTCGAAGGAGATTTCTACTACGACAAAAATACAACAAGATTCTATGGCCCAAAGCCAAACGATCTTTCTTGGGCGGGAGCAACAAATTACCTTTTAAGCACAGCAACCCTTACGTATCCATTTTCAATCAGTCAGGTTATAAATCAAGGAACTTACTGGGCGCTTGAAATAACCCATAACATGGGATACAACCCAAATGTCACTGTTAAAAATAGCGCAGGAGACATATTAGAAACAGGAATAGACTATAATAGTAACATGAAGATTACGCTGACAATGGCTCAACCATTCGGCGGGACAGCATACCTGTCTTAAAGGAGAATAGAAAATGGCAAGATTATTTGTAACTGATATCAATCTGAATAAGAATGAACTTCAGAATGCCAGAATTCAGGGGCTTACAGCAAATCCATCAGCTCCTGTAACTGGACAGATTTACTACAACACAGTAGAAAATGTAATGTACTACTACAATGGACTTGCATCACCTAATGGTCCATGGATGCCAATGTCTGGCTCCCAAGAAGTCATTCAAGATGTTATCGGTTCATCAGTTCTTGGCGGAACAGCATTAACTGCTACATATAACGATACAGCAGGAACAACAACTCTTAAACTTAATGATACTACAGTAACACCAGGATCATATGGATCACAAACACAGATTCCTACTTTTACAGTAGATGCACAAGGTCGCTTAACAGCAGCAGGAACAGTAGATGTTGCAACAACACTTACAGTTTCAGGCGATGGAGCAGACTCAACATCAATCAATTTATTGACAGAAACACTAGAAGTTAACGGCGGAGAAGGAATTGATGTTCTTGTAACAGATAACACAATTACAATATCAGCAGAAGATGCAACTTCTACAAATAAAGGTGTTGCCAGCTTTGATTCAACAGACTTCACAGTAACATCTGGAGCAGTAACATTAAATGCTGAGCGTGTACAAGACATTGTATCTTCACAAATTGTTGCAGGCGAAGGCATTGATGTAACATACGATGACAACGCAGGAACTCTAACAGTAGATGCAGAAATTGCAACAACTACAAATCGTGGTGTTGCTTCCTTTGCTACAGCAGATTTTACAGTAACAGATGGCGCAGTATCTGTTAAGAACGTAAACCTTGGAACACAAACCACTGGTGATTACGTTGCAAATATCACAGGAACAGCTAACGAAGTAACAGTTAGCCCTACATCTGGAGAAGGAACCACAGTAACAATTGGTTTACCAGATGATGTAACAATTACCAACAATTTAAATGTTGGCGGAAACCTTAATGTAACTGGAACAATTAACTCAGTAAATACCACTCAGGTAAATATTGTTGATAATAAGATTAACCTTAATACTGACTTTACTGGAACCCCAACAGCAGATGCTGGAATTCGTGTAGAGCGTGGCGAAGGTGCAGATGTAGAAATTCTATGGAACGAGTCTGATGATCGCTGGACCCTTACAAATAATGGTACAAATTATCACGCAATTACGAGAAAGTTTTCAGGAACAATTGGAAACGGTGTTTTAACACAGATACCTGTAACCCACAACCTTGGAGCAAGAGATGTCTCTGTTCAAGTTTATGATTCTAATACATACGAAACCGTAGAGTGCGATGTAGTTAGAACTTCTACAAGTGTTGTAACACTAGGATTCACAGTAGCACCAGCCGCTGGAGCATATACGGTAGTAATCGTAGGATAAGGGGGCATTAAGTGTCTGTAAAAAGATTAGTCCCTTTACATGCAGTAGCATTAGAATCAGATCCAGTTCAAGGTAGAATTGGTGATCTTTATTATAATTCAACAGAATCAGAACTAAGATATTTTGACGGTACCACCTGGAATCCAATCGGTGGCGGAGCAATTACTGGTTTATTAGATCACGTTCATACTTACGACGGAAATGTTTTTTCTGTTTCGGAATCTACAGTTGGATCAACTGGAACCTTAGATGGAGGAAATCCATTTTCAGAGTTTGGAAACTTACCAGGAAATCTTGATGCAGGTGAAGCGTAATGGCTATTGTACAAATAAGACGTGGCACTACATCTCAATGGGCTCAATCTACTAAAATTTTAAAAGTAGGCGAGCTTGGTATAGATACAACACTCAACAAATTAAAAATTGGTAACGGCACAAGTCTTTGGGCTAATCTTCCTTTTATTATAGGAGATAGAGGTGCAGATAGTACAGTTCCAGGTCCAAAAGGTGATACGGGAGATCAAGGTCCAGTTGGCCCAGCAGGTGCAGCAAGTACTGTGCCTGGACCACAAGGTCCAGCAGGGCCGCAAGGGCCACAAGGACTAAAAGGCGATACTGGTTTAACAGGACCAAAAGGAGATACAGGATTAACTGGCGCAGCAGGTGCACAAGGAATTCAAGGTTTAACAGGACCACAAGGTCTAAAAGGTGACACTGGTGAAACTGGTGCAACTGGAGCAGCAAGCACTGTAGCTGGACCACAGGGTTTAAAGGGAGATACTGGTAACACAGGCCCACAAGGTCCACAAGGATTAAAAGGCGATACTGGAGATCAGGGTCCAGCAGGCGCAGCAACTTTTAATGGACAAACAGATGTAACAACTGCTGAACTTACTATAGATAAAATTGCTTATCCCGCAATTACTATGCTAAATGTAGCAAATAGCGGAGATGCAGCATATTCATTTATTAATCAATACGGCGGAAGCAATCCTGCAATATATGCAATTTCAGGAACTACTATAGGATTTAATCTAAATGTTTCTGGACACCCATTTTTAATTAGGCTTTCTGGAGCAAACTACAATACAGGATTAATTCACGTTTCAACAACAGGAGTTGTTTCTAAAGGCGCTGACGCTCAAGGAAAAACTAGCGGAACTCTATATTGGCAAATTCCTCAAGGCATAAGCGGAACCTATGGATATTTATGCTCCCTTCATAGCGGAATGGCTGGTACTATAACTATTAAGGATCTAGCTACAATATGACAATAAATACTTTAAGCAATTTGGAAAGGCCGTGATTATATAAAATGGCATCTAGAATAAGAATAAGAAGAGGCACGACAACCCAGTGGAACTCTTCCACCAAAATTTTGGAGTCTGGCGAACTTGGCATTGACACAACTTTAAACAAGGTAAAAGCAGGAAACGGAATCAATATCTGGTCGGCCTTGCCTTATCTAACACCACCAGTTGCAGAAGTACAAGAAATGGCACAAGATGGAGTTGCAGCAGCTTTATCTGCTGGAACACACTCAAATATAGTTGTATCTTACAACGATACAAATAATAGTATTAGTCTTTCAACTGGCCCAGATGTAGTAACAACAACTAGCCTATCAACAACTTTAACAGATTCAACAACTGGATATGTTCCATACGGAGATATTGGTCAGCCAGATGGAGTGGCATCACTAGATTCAAATGGTAAGATTCCAGACTCAGAAATTCCAGCTACTATTGCTAGAGATACAGAAATTCCAAGCACAACTGATTCTTTAGCAGAAGGTACAACAAATAAATATTTTACAGACGAGAGAGCACAAGATGCGGTAGGAAACAGCCTTGGATCTGGATTATCTTACAATGATACAACTGGCGCAGTATCTGTAGATACTTCAATTATATCTACTAAGACATATGCTGACACAACAGCTACTACAGCAGCCACTACAGTATTTAATAATATATTAGACTCTGCTCCGACAGCTTTAAATACTTTAAATGAACTTGCAGCAGCAATAAATGATGATCAAAACTTTGCAACCACTATTACAACGGCTTTAGGAACAAAATTAAATACATCAACAGCAGTTTCTGACTATTTAAAGATAACCGATGCTGCTTCTACATATTTATCACAAACAGCAGCTACAACAACCTACCTAGATAAAACACAGCCAGCTTTAGACTATCAAATTTTTAATAGTGGAATGGGTGGATATGTTGTAAATGGAGTTTTGAACGGACCTATTACTTTAACTCCTGGAAAGCCTGCCAGAATTTCTATACAAGCACCAGGACACCCGCTTTGGTTTCAAACTTCATATGGAGCATACAATCAAGCAAATGTTTATGAGACTGGTATAGAAGGATCTGGAACAGCTACTGGACAGATTGTAATTTTGCTTCCACTAGATGCTCCACAGCTTTACTATGCATGTCAATTCCATGAACCAATGAAAGGTGTTGTTTTATTTGAAAAAGATAGCAGCCTTCAAACATTTTCTGCCAAGACTGGGTCTTATACTGCAGTGTTAATGGATATGGGAAAGATTATTGAAATGTCAGGCGGCGGAACATTCACAATAACAGATTCAGCATCATTCCCAGTAGGAACAACATTTGAAGTTCTTCAAACTGGATCTTCTCAAGTAACAATAGCTGGAGATGGTTTTACAATTAATGCTACACCAGGTTTAAAGCTCAGAACACAGTGGTCTGCCGCAACTATAATCAAAAGAGGCACGAATAGCTGGGTCGCTTTTGGAGACTTGGTAGCTTGATAAATGTCAAGACTCAATAAAAAATTTTTTAGCCGATTAGGTATCAGAAAAGTAGATGTACCCAACCTATCTGGATTAAATAGAGATCAGTCTATAGCTGTATTAAATGCTGTTGGCTTAGTGCCAGTAGATACTCCAACAAATACAGAGAATATTAATTTAAATTTGACAATTGTATCTCAATCACAAGCTGCAGGATCTACGGTTTTAATTGGTTCACAAGTTTCTTTTAATTATTATAATTATGTAGCTCCACCAAACTTCAACCCAGGATTTAGCCCAGGGTTTTCTAACCCAGGATTTAGCCCAGGGTTTTCTGTTCAGTGTGATTATGTTGATGGTCCAACATACTGCTTAAATGTTGATTCTCAAGGTTACGGAGATGGATATCAAAAATCTTGGACGTCTGGCTGCCCAGATGTTTATTTGGGAAGAACTTTCTGTGGTGTTCCTAACCCAGGATTTAACCCAGGATTTAGCCCAGGCTTTACACCAGACTTTAACCCAGGCTTTACACCAGACTTTAACCCAGGATTTGCTGATCCAGGATTCGATATTACTCTTACATCTTTAGACCTTAGCTCGCTATTTAGCGGCGGTAAAAGTGTTGGCATTGAGACGTTAGTTAGAACCACGGACGGCCTTGTCAAAGCAGGAGATTTACAGATTGGCGACACCCTTTTATCTGCAAACATAGAAGGATTCCCGTATGAAAGCTCAGAAGGGGTAACTGCAGAAGCAATTGCCTGGTCAGATAATAACCCTAATATTATTCCAGAAGTTACAACTATAGTTAATTTATATAAAACTCAGTCTGCATTTGCAGTTGTAATTAATGAAGATATATTTTCACAATATCATTATATTCTAATTAAAAGAGATGGGGTTTCCAAGTTTGAAACTTCAGTAAACGTAGTCAAAGAAACTGATTTAGTTTATTCATATGACACTAGTAGCTGGGAACCAATTTATCTTTATGAAATAGTTCAGGCTCCACACGATATTATTTCTATCAACTGTGAGCCATATGATATGTTCTTTACTGAAAGGATGTTAACTCATGATTCAAGCGCAATATAATATTATAGACTTACAAGAAGTTGATAAGTATTCTGTACCTTTATTTTCTTCAATGCCAGATCAGCTAAAAGGCTCCTGGGTGCATGTGTCTAAAGTAGATTTATCAAAAGTAAATTACGTAATAGGAGTTTATTTTAACGATAGGTATCCAGAAGGAACTATTGTTATGTCGGATATGATTCCTAGCGAGTATCCAGACATGTATGCTACAGTTAACAAAGATTCAATAACTGAAAGGGTTTACATTACTCCAAATTACAGAAAAAAGGGATTACTTGCAGTATTTGGTCTTATTGGAAGATTTATTTTTTATAAGTATCTCGATATGACAGTAGACGTATCATACGATAGTAGCGAAAAAAACAAAAAAGCAATGAACATATTTAAATCAACTTTAAATGAAAAAATAGAAGAGTTCCCAGAAGAAAAAAAGTCATCTATATCTGTTTTTGACATTAACCCCCCAAGGGATCCAGTTTATCCAAACGTTTGGCATGAGCATAGAGCAGGAGGCAAAAATGGTTAATAAAATATTTTCTCAAGGTGACGTAAGCATGTATAGCTTTTCTTACATAAACGATGCAACATTACAGACCATGCTGTCGAGCTTTGAAGAAATTTCATGGGTGGATAGGGTGAATGGTTTTAAAGAAGGAGTTATTAAAACAACAAACCTTAAAAATTTAAATTTAGAGAATAGAAGATTGTATATAAG